AAGTTAGTAGCTGTATCCACAGCGGACTTAAGACCCTCATAGGCACGAGCTTCAGGTGTCGAATTACCTGCTGCTAACTGAGCTTCATACTTAAGATTCTTCAATGGGCCGAGTTCCAGCTTACGCACACCTTGTGCGTCAGGAGCCAAGGCGCTGACAGCAGGAGTAAGGGCTTGGATTTGACCCATGTAAGAATCAATAGCTTCTAAGTCCTTACCTTCTTCCTTCTGGAGTCCGGGAGACAACGGCTTAGTTGTCTGTTGTCCTTGCTTCAACGAAGCAGTCAACTGAGCAATCTCTTGACGAGACTGTGCAGCCATCTGAGCAATCTGCACTTGTGTAGCCCCCTGTTGAGCAGCTACATCAAGACGATTCTGAGCAGCAACCTTAGCAGCTTCAATCCTAGCATCAGAAGCATCCTTACGAGCTTGGGTTGTCTGGATACTAGTCATAATCTTATCAGGATCGCCATACTTACGGACGACCTGCAAGTACTGCTCTTCTGTTGCGTCAGGGCCCAGAGCAGCCAACTCTGCACGAAGCTTCTCTTCTTGAACAGTAGTCAGTTCTACTTTCTTCTGTTCAGCAACAGCTTTACCTGTTTGAGCTGCTCGAAGCTGTGCCTGACGAGCCTGATCCATCACAACCATAGCCTGCTGCCCAAAGCCTTGACTACCGAGTGTCTGAGCAAGTGTCGCCAAGCCTTCAGGGGTTGTCGTATTGGCCCGCTTCATAATGTTCTGCAAAGCAGCAGCCTTCTGCATCTCAGGATCTTGAGCACCAAGCATACCACCCAATGCACCTCCCAAGCGACTAGCACCTGAGTAGATACCAGCGGTAGCTCGTTGGAAAGGATCCATCTTAGCGTATTGCATAGCCTCTTGTTGCAAGGCTTGATCGCGCTGTGTCTGAAGGGATTCTGGAGTGATCCCAAATAAACTATTAACTACTTCAGCCATGTATCACTCCCAAGATTGTGTGCCAAAAGCGTAGGCGTTAGGATCAGCTTGAAACTGTCCCGAAGAAGGGCTCATCCAGTTAGACACACCCTGAGTGAACTGCTTGTTACCTGCAAGACCTGTCAGTGCAGTACCGAAGGGGCTATAAGCGTTAGCGGCCTGCATAGCATTAGCAGCGTTAGTAGAGCCTTGGAACAGTGTGTTACCCACGTTAGCACCAGCAGCGGCGACACGACCACCCAAAGCAGTACCGATGTCCAGAGCATTCTGACCAGCAGACTCCAAGCCCTGAGCCAAGCCAAACTGAGACTTCAGTGGGTTATAGCCAGCAGTAGCCAAGTCTAAGCCTGTACCGAACAAGCCTGCACCGAAGGTAGTCTGTGCTCTGCCTTGCTCTTGTGCCTGTGCAGCCAACTGCATATCCTGCATCATCTGAGCATTTAAGAGAGCCTGTTGCTCAGGGTTAGCAGCCCCCATCATACCGCCTTGAGAGACAGCAACACCACCACGGCCTGTATTGAACAGGTTCTGTGTCAAGCCTGCCTGTGCCTGCTGGCGACCGGGCTGCAAGAGAGCCTGCTGAGACTGCATCCACTGCTGTGCAGCCTCTTGAGGAGACTGAGCCAGATATTGTTGACCTAAGCCAAACAGTTGTTGTTGAGCTGCTTGAGCCTGCTCACCTGTCTGCATACCTGCACCGCCTGCCTGAGACAGCAAGCGATCACGCATTGCAGCCACTTCAGGGGAGACGTTGTAGCCTGCCGACTGAAGATAACCTTCAGGAGACATCTGGAAGTTAGAGGAACCAAAGCGGGTGGTGACACCCACCGGACGGAACTTCTGTGCTTCTGCTGCTACACGAGCAGCTTCAAGTTGTGCGTTAGCGGATGTCTGTGCTGCGTCTTGGGCAGAGTTACCACTAATAAGGCCACCTAATAAAGCGCCACCTGCGACGATAAACGGCATATTAAGCCTCTTCTTTCTTGTCTTGTTTGATTAAAACTTGATCTACTTTATTCATATCTGTCTCGAATGTATGATGAATACAGAACCAAGTTGAATCCTCTAATGCGAGGATGGTATGGTTGATGCCTTTTCTGATATTGATACAAGCAGGGGCTTCAAACACTTCGTTAACATCATTGTCGAATAATACTCTTACCTTCCCTTTACCGAGGACACTCAAGTGATCATATTCATGCTTGTGTTGACAAGCAATAGCGCCTTTAGGAATGTCCATTTGTTTGGCGTATAAGCCATCAGAGAAGTGATGAAGAGTATTATTATCCATGTGTTTCCTTGTTAATTACTTAACGCAATTCTGCCCAACTAAGTAAAGTGCCGTTAATTGCACTATAGGTTGAACCCGCAGGTACAATAGTACAAACACCAAGTCCGTTAGGCCCTGCTCCGTTTGCGCTATTCCAAGCTACTTCAATTCCATCTACAATTAAGGTTGTAATCACGACGGAGCTACTTTGTGTGCAACGTACACTAACCATAATAGGTTTAGAAGTAGCATTAGTATACGTAGTCCCGAGAGCACGGCTGGCCACTAAGTTTTGCCAGCTTTGTCCTACACCGAGCAAAGGAATGGATGTATTAGAAGCAGAAGTTATTTGTCCTTTAGCGTTGACTGCGATAGTAGGAACAGCGGATGAAGTCCCATAACTTGCTGCGGTGACACCTGAGTTAGCTAACTTAGCACTGGTCACGCTAGCATCAAGTATCTTTGCAGTAGTCACTGCATCGGCTTCAATCTGAGATGCGCTCACAGTCAAAGAAGTATCATAGGCAGTAACAGCAGCAGTAACAAAAGCAGTAGTAGCTAACTGTGTAGTGTTCGTGCCTGCACTTGCAGTGGGAGCAGCAGGAACACCTGTGAATGTAGGATCAGCAATATCAGCTTTAGTCGCTACAGCCGTTGCAATGTTGTCAAACTCAGTGTCAAACTCAGCACCTTTGATAATCTTTAAAGGATTACCGGAAGCAAGAGAATCCTTGCTTGTAAAGGCTGTACTTTTTACGTATTCTGTCATGTTATCTTTCCGTTCTTAGCTAAGATTTCTAACTTCTGGATGCTCAAAGGAGCGCCGTTAATATCTGTCTCGTATCCTGTTTGGATTACCTTACCTGCTCCTGTTGGATAGGCAGTCAGTGTCTGCAAAGAAACACCATCAGAATACTCAGTACCACTAATATTATACTCTGCAACACCAAATTCTGCAATACCTTGTGTGGGTATTTTTACGTTCTGTGCAGAATAGTTCTCTTTAAAGTCATATCCCCACTTAATTGTGACATATTGGTTAGTACCGCCAATCACAACCACTGAGAGTTTCTTCAAGACAGAGCTGACCATAGGTGCGCCTAAGTCAGTGTGGTTAGTAAAGTACTGAAAGCGGTATGTACTACCGTTGTCCAGATGTGTAGTATATTTACCCACATACCCTGCTTTACCAATCAAGAGACTCTTATCACGGAGGTAGCAAAAGCTCTTAGGCTCAATACTATCCCATGTAGTTACCCTACTAGCGCCATCCTGCAATGCAGCCTTCATGTCAAAGCAGTACACTGTCTTTAAGACAGGAAAGGAAATCAAATAGAAGGACTCAAAAGGACTGTAGATAGACTTGATGGTAGAAGCTACTTCACCTGCTACGGCACTCATTAAGTCATTACGTACGTTCTTAGACAAGTCACGGAAAGGTGCTGACTTCTCTTGGATGGTACGAAGGACGCTACGAACACCTGTGTCAGACAAAAAGATAACGTCTGAGCCTGTGTTCTGGATGGTGTCTCTAGCGATACAGCCGATACCAGTTAATGAGTCAGAGATCTTGAACACACCTGCTGAGAGCACATCCTGAGCACCTGAGTACACCAAGATATTGTTCTTACCAAAGATGAACAAGAATCCGTTATGCGAAGCCAGGCCTGTGATGTTATCTGCACCGTTAGGCCACACAGAGGATACATCAATAGAGCCGGTAGAGCCGTTAGCCCACTTGTGTCCAGAAAGGATGTCAGACCAGTAGATCACTGTCTTCTCAGTAGCTGTATCTGCTACCCATAGACGACCATAGGCAGACAGAACAATGTTACCTGAAGGGATAGTAC